CAAGTGATCCTTCATAGAGAACAAATATTCCAGTGTTTCTATATGGGGAGTCATAGTATGTATTTGTGGTAACTTGTGATCCGATTCCGACTGTTCTTCCCATATTCCCTAATGCATTTACACCTACATTGAAGACTCCCACTTGATTTAATCCAGAAAGACTTATACTATTACCGTGAGTAGTAGTATCGGATACTTGTCCATTTGCCATAGTGAGTCTTACTCCGTAACCAGTAGCATTATTTACAGTAGTCCAAGTCCCTGTTATATTGAAGGTCTGGTTTGTATTGTCAGGCACCCCAGTCGTCACATTCCCTACAAATGTAGGAGGGTCTAAAGTCTGATATGTTATGCCGTTGATCGTCTGAGCTACTTGATAACTATAAGTATTAACTCCATTTTCTATACTGATGTTTTTATCAATCAAATTAAATTTGCCAGTGTCGTATTTTGTGGCAGTCACAAGATACTCATTAGGGTTCTCTTCTTTCATAGAGATAACTTTATAAAAGAAAGGGCTAGCATCTTTAATTTGGAATTTGGTCGAACTCCCTAATTTAACTAATGGTAATATCTCTGGTCTATCGAAGCCTGAGATCAAACAACCATATTCTAGATTGGTTACTGCGCCAGTGATATTGATTTCTGTTATTTGTTCAGGAGCTGCTTTAGATAGCTCATAATTAGTTATGCCGCGAGTATAATTTAGGAAACTACTTAAATCAAAACCAGAAAATGTCACAGAAGATCCCCTTTTGTCAGCAGCATTCATATTAAGTACTGCTATTTTTCCTGCATTAAATGATAGGAGACTTTGAGAATCTGTTCGTTTGGCAATAAAATCGCCAGAATCTAAAGTTATAGCATTTCCAGAACCTAGAACCCAACCAGTTACACCTGTTTCGAAATATATGTTTGTGCCAGAGATCCCCGTATAAGAAGCGTAATCAACATATCTAGTATCTCCTGAGACGAATCCACTGGGTTCATACCCCTCAGTGTAACCTGAGAAACTATAATCTCCAGTGAAACGATACCAAGAATTGGTAGCTAAACCTGTGATAGCGAAGCTATCGTATCTTTGTCTTATTCTATTCGCTATATCATCTAATTCATCTATATCATCTATTCCAGTAGGATTATAAACGGTTAAAACTCCAGTGGTCATAATAGAAGAGAAATTATTACTGACCCTAATTGTTTGGTTTTCTAAATTAACATCTAAAATTTTGCCGAAATTAGTTATATTTGTTTTTAATTCATCTTCTATTATAACCAAATCTCCAGGTTTACATAAGAGAGTCTCTAAACCTGCAGTGAAAGCTACTTGTTGGTTTTCTTTTATTTTAGAAAAAATTTGGTGTTGAGCAGCCCTACGAGCCATAGCTCTAGAGGTTATTCCTATACCATCTATACGTTTCTTAAAAATGCCACGCTCTTTTATATCTTCTTCGTCTTCGACAATTTCTATTTTAGGCTCATAGTTATTAAACCTATCTTTATATCCTACTTCTATAGTATTGAATTGTTCGTCTCTTCTATTGTTAGAATAGTAAAACAAACCATCTTTAACGCTTTCATTAGTAAAAAAATTAATTGCGCGTCTAGGTCTGTCGTCTACAAAATTAATTTCAGAATTGCTAAAGAAAGTCCTTCCTCTGAAGAGGGAAGCTATAGTGTTTATAGCGTCAAATATCTTTTGCCCTTGGTCGAAGACTATATTACAAGAGAAACGGGGTTCCTTCCCCCCTTTACCATCTGCGACTCCTAAGAAATAACCTTCGTCATCTACATTATCGCAAAATCTAGCTATTTTATAGAGTTGCCATTTATTTATTTTGTCGATATTTATATGCGAACCCATACCATATCTATTATTAGTTAATAGATCATACAATATCCATGCGGGGTTATCTGTCCATTGTAGAGTTTCATGAAATAAACCATTCCAATCTCCTTTGTAAATTAATTTATTTTTTTGACTAATATCATTGAATTCTTTTTCGGTGTCATAATACCTTTTATCTATTCCTTTATGAGTAGGGAAATAGTTATTGGGGATTTTTACTTTTTTAAGTTTGCAATCATAACTCCTTTTAGGAATACTACTAAAAGATCTAGAATCTAATTTAGTTCCTACTATAGCAGAGAATGGGTAGGGTAGATTTGTGTTTATAATTTCTGTGACTTTACTGACTGATACGGCTTTATCTAACAGGATAGAATTAGTCTCATAAGAAAGTTTTGTCACTTTTACATATCGATTTTGTGTCTTTGTATCGTCGATAACACCAGCTTCTGTAACTTGTCCGCCATCAGATGTAAAAATATTATGATATTGAGATTTATTGGGGGGTAGCCGAAAAGGTTGAGAAAGATAATTCAGATTGTTATCTGCAGCATTTAGTTCTACGATAAACTCTCTACCGCCTGATTTATAATCAGGATTACCTATGTCGATCAAAGTACTCCCTTCTATCAAAGCAACTATTCTGAAGTTATAAGTTTTGAACGGTATTTGTCCTTCAGAGCAATTACTCTTATTGCCGATAGAGCCAGTTTCTATACTTATGTTTAATACACTGGGGAAATTTGTTCCTGGGCTTAAATCTCCTACCCCGTCTTTGCTAGCATCCCGCAGCCTTGCCGAGTTTGCACCTTTTACGTTTTCGACGGCATTGACCAGAGTATCTCTTAGAGCAGAAACGTCTAAAGTTATAAAGACTTCTTCTACATTAGGGTTATAGATTGTGTGTACGACTGGAATAGCTTTTTCATCGAAATTAGCTAGAGAATTTTTTCCCCAAGATGAATAATTTTTATCTCCTTGAGAATATCTTATGTCTTCACTTCCTTCAGCGATAGGCAGACCCCTGTCCAAGTCAGTGTTAAAGTTGGTTGCTGATTGCGCGAGTACACTCCCTTTTAATAGCATGTCGGGATTAGGTTTAATACGTTGGGGTGGACTCTTATTAGTAGAGAAAGGCCCGAGTAGTTCTCTACCATAGTGATGATCAATAAAAATCTTTTTAAAATTATCCAAAGGAGATTGGGCCTCTTCACCTTTACGGATTTCGGCTAAAACATTACTATAATTAAATTTTAATCTGTCCGCGACAATAGAATTGCCCCTTTTCGCGTATTTGAAATAGCTCAAATCTTTTAATGCATTTATAATATCATTTGATATTTTCCATGTCTGGACTGTTCCATATAAAAATTTGAAGGGCGGGTTTTCGTATCCAGTGTCAAGATAATTCCAAGAATTTTCTTTTTCTAGAGGTAATTCAAAAATCAAGAATCCGTGCATGACTCCAGTTAAAACTCCATCTGTCGAGATTTCAGGGCAAGTGACATCAGTGACTGTTATACCTAAATTTTCCATAACAGCTATAAGGTTAAAACCATATGCAGTCCCATAAGGCAAAGTCTCCATTTCTAGTAACTTATCGCCATCTCTTATGTCTTTATCTACTAAATTAGGATTTGAGGAAGTGACCTTGCATATAACTACTCCGCGTGAAATGGGTTGCAGGGTCTTAGATAAGAGGTCTGTCACTTCACCTTCGTTCCAACCCATTTTCCTTAAAGCTTTTTCAGCTAGGGCTTGTTGGAATGGATTCCCTCCGACTACGTTGTTGACCACGAACTTGTTGTTCGCATTATATAAATTTAAAATAGTGTCAAGATCTGGCTGTATTTTTTCCTGAAGGACTCTTATGTTATCCGCAAATAAATGCCGTGTTTGACCATCGCCGCCCAAATTTAGTTCAGCAGAAGAGCTAGCGGAGAAGCCGAATAGGAATTTAGAATCTGCTAGTGAAGCATCTCCCCATATTAGGCTACCGTTTTGGACTTCCCCTTTCGGTTGAGCATCGTTTCTGTAAGCTGCATTGTTATCGTTATATCCCGTTTGTAATTCCTCATTAAGATACCAAGGGAATATCCGTGCTGAAGGGAGACCTCTATATTTAATAAAACCTCTGATAAAAAGAGCATAGTTTGACTCTAGTTTTGGTAAAATAGGGGAGGGAGTCTCGTTCGCGGGATCGTTGGCCTCTATCAGGCGATCGAACACCCGACTAGTGCTTTTAGCCTTTGTTCTTACAAATAGCATGGCGACATCGGGCCATGAATCACCCTCAAAAACCTCTGTTCCTCCAGCCGTACTGGATTTCAAAGATGTTATTCTGCCTCCTGAACTTCTATCAGTTACCTTGTCTAATTCTTGAAAAAATTCGCTTAAATACGTGACTCCTTCTGAGCTAGCTAATTCTAAATTCAAAGAATTAATAGTCTCAGTTTCTAGATCTGTTAGGCTATCAATTTTTTTTGCGGATTTGCTAGTTACGGCTACAGGTGTATCATCTAAATAAATACCTTGTAATATATTTAAACCATCTACTAATTCTCCATGCGAATTGACAATGCCTTCAATGGGGCCATCGCTTACTAAATCTAGTGTTTCTGCATAACTGTGGGAAGCTCCATATTGGAGTTCTCCCATAACGGGGGGCGTAAAAACAGGAGGTTTAGGTTTATTACCGCTTTTCCCTGCTCCTGCGATGCTCAGCTTTTTGAGAAGATGTTTCATGATTCTTGGTTGCCTATAAAGATCGGGTTGATCGCGCTACCCCCTAAAGCTTGTGAGGGGGGCATATATTGTGGATAAGATTTTATTGTAGCTTGTATAACTTGTGAGCCGACTCGTAAGCGTCCATAGCCTAGAGGGACTGGTGATCCTTGGCTCGCTACGTTGGCGGTATTACTAAAAATCATAGAGCTTTTTGATGCATCTCCCGCGATTTCTAAAGCTTCGTTTTCAGGTTTGGGTGTTAAGGCATAACTAATAGCTGCAAAAATTACTGTTTTAGCGACCAATTTAGCAAGTATCAAGAACTCGGGACCACCACTACCTGAGATAGCTGGGACAAGATCTATAGTAGCAGGATTTGATATATTGTCCATATCTGAGCCATTAGTAATTCTCGTCTTATTGATGATTATATCATAACAAAGCCCTTCTCTTTGTAACTCTACCAATCGTTGTAAAAATCCCTGTTTATTACAATCTATAGCTTCCAAAACATCTTTTGGGTTAGGCATACTCAATGTAAATGAGCTACCATACTCTCGCGCTAGAATTCCATGTATATTTATTATTGTCATTTTACAACCTTTACCCTTTCGAGTATATTTACATCAGATTCTATAGTTTCGGGCGTATAAATATTTATTTTTTTTGTGTTAAGGCTGTATATCAAAAATGGTTGGCAGCAATTGTCGGCCATCTTGACATCGAATTCAGATTCTTTTTCATCTCCTGTTATATGGCTATGAAAAACTGCTATCATACTATAAGAATCTTTAAAAAGTAAATAGCTCAGAGGGTTTATTAGGAAATGTGATCGAGGGTCTACTGCAATATTGTCCTCTTTTTGAACTATAAATTCTTTTTTTTCATGATCATAACCTAAAAATCCACAAATTTCCTGCTTGAAATGCTCATGAGACATTTCTTTTATTTTATGCAGGGCCGTGATTTCTCCTTTACATTTGTGTATTTCTTGCATAGCTAAATCCATCAGTCCCAGGAAAACCTCCAAAGTTAGGGAATTCTGGTGTTGAGTTTGAGAGGAGGGTTAATGGGGCTTCTTTATAACCTTGGACGATACCTGTGAATTCTCCACTGCCACTTAAATGAATATCTCCCGTATGAATATCTAACATCCCTATGACAGTCGTGGTCGGGATTAGCCCAGTCGAAGCGTCCCACCAAGCGACTAAGCTATCTTTTCCATAGGGAAGTGTTGCGGCACCATTGGCGTCTGGAAAAA